GACTATCGAGACGACTTGGGATAATAACAAAGGGTACAGAGTGTATCAAGATATGGTTATAGATAAGACGCACATTGAAGAGCCGAGAAAAGAGTTTGTAAAATCTTTAGTTGAAATATTATGTTAATGTGGTAGAGGCGCTAAACAGAACCCTTTTTAATCTAACGCACAAAAGCACTCCTTCGGGGGTGCTTTTTTTGTGTGACATTAGTGTCCAATGTCGCATAATGTCGCAGTAGAATAAAAAAAATAATAGTAAAAATATTTTTAGCCATAGTTTTAGTGCGACATGTCGCAGCAAATCTTTCTGTATCCTTTATAAACATTGAGTTTTAAGTGCGACATTTATATATTTTTTTGTCACACCCCTTAATATTTTGTCACACCCAAATTTTTTTATAATATTCTATTTTTTAAGATAAAATTGTTATATTTGCAATATAGGTTCAGCAAAAATCTAGGAAATTATTTTACCCTCTATTGGATTGAGACCCGCTGAACCCTCATGACGATAGGGGGTATTTTTTTATAACAAAATGCAAGAACAAGTATTATTAAGATTTAGGGATAAGTTCTCTATTATACCGATAGGCGATAATAAACGACCATTCGGCAAGTGGAAGGAATATCAAAAAGAAAGAATAACAGAGGACAAATGTATATTTAACACTAAGCTTCCACAAGTAAAAGGTTGGGGAATCGTTACAGGATTTGAGCACCTAGAAGTCATTGACGTTGATCTAAAAGTATTCAGCACCACTACCGAGATGCAAGAATTTTGGAATGAGTATATTTCAACTTTAAAAGATTCAATATACGACTTTGACAGTAAGTTTGTAATTTACAAAACCAAGTCAGGCGGTTATCATATCTTATTTAAGTCAAAAAGGGTAGAAGGCAATAGAAAGCTATCAGTACTAAAAGGACATAAAGAAGCTGTTATTGAGACGCGGGGAGTAGGTGGTTATGTGTTTATTTATCCTAACAATAGATATTCTCAAAAGTCATATTTTGAGGTGGATTATATTACAGATGAGGATAGAGAAATACTCATGAATATTTCAAAGGCTTATAACTATGAAGAGCCTAAGCCTGAACCAATAAAGCAGAACACTAAAAAGCAATATTCAGAAGGTGTTACACCATGGGAGGACTTTAACCAACAGACTAATATATTAGACATCATTACCCCTGATGATTTCTTTATCCCTAACGGTGGTTATAAGAAGAAATACACGCTAGTTAAAAGACATGGAAGCCAAGCAGCCCATAGCGGTTATGTGTTTAATGATAGTGGATGTTTATACCTATTCAGTACTGGAACAAATTACCCTCATGAAACGCTTATTAGTCCTTTTACAGCCTATACAATTAAGAACCATAACGGAGACTATTCAGCAGCAGCAAAGGAACTATATTCGCAAGGTTTTGGCGATAGGGTAAAGGTTAAGGAATTAGAACCGATTATAATTGAAAAACCAAAGATAGAAGATACTGAATTTCCTATTGACATCTTCCCAGAGCAGATGCAATTTTACATTAAAGAATGTAGCGAAAAGTTACAGCTAAATGTTGACTACATGGGGTGTTCATTACTTTGGCTTATTTCAGTTGCTTGTGGTAATGCTTATGAGGTGGAGGTCAAGACTGGATGGGTAGAGAAAGCGGTTGTATGGTTATCTTTAGTAGGTCAGGCAGGTATTGGTAAAACGCCTTCAATCGATAGGATGATTTTCCCCTTGCAAAAAATTAACAATAAGGAAATTAAGAAGTACTTAGAAGCTCGAAAAAAGTATGATGAATTTAACTCATTATCTAAAAAAGAGCGTAATGAAATTTACGGAGAAACATACAAAGTAGAAGAACCTACAAAATCCCAGTTTATAGTTAATGACATAACGCTAGAGGCACTTGTAGACTTGCACCAAGATACTGACAATTCTTTAGGAGTATTTAAAGATGAGTTAGCAGGCTGGCTAAAAGACATGAACAAATATAGAGCAGGTTCAGATTTAGAATTTTGGTTATCTACATGGTCTGGGAAAAGTGTAAATATCAACAGAATGACTAGAGCAGGTTCATTTGTAGATAAGCCTTTTATTCCTGTTCTTGGAGGTATTCAGCCGACTATATTTAACAACCTAACAACAGAGGAGACAAAAGATAATGGATTTATGGATAGACTGTTATTAGCTTATCCTAAAGTGAAAGCGGAGCATTATTTAGATGCTGAAATGGATTACGATGCGCTGCAATGGTATGAGGAACTTATTACTAAATTCTTTTATACCGTTCGCTCTAACGTGGTTAGAAACGAAGGAGAAATAAACTCTAGGCTTTTAATATTTGATGCAGACGCTAAAAAAGAATGGATTAGAATTTTTAATGAAATAACAGACTCTCAAAATGATGATGAAGAAAACCAATATTTAAAGTCAATGTACCCGAAGCAAAAGAGTTATATACCTCGATTTTCAATGCTACTTCATGTGTTTAAGTCATTTAATAACGACTGGGAAGGGTTAAGCTATATTGATAAAGACAGCATACTAGCTGCTGAAAAGCTATCTAAATACTTTGTTAATAACGCAAAGAAAGTCAAGATAGATTCAAGCGAAACGCAAGATTTAAAGAACACCATGAAGAAATCAGACAGCACCCTTGATAAGCTAAAAGCTATCTATAAAAACGACCCTGAATTTAATAGGTCAAAAGTTGCTGAATTACTTGGAGTTAGTAGAAGGACAGTTCAGAGATTATTAAAACAGATAGAAAAATGAAATTTGAAATAACAAGAATGGAATTAGTAAGAAATTCTTTTGGAAAAAATGATATAATTATAAAGCAAGTAAAAGTCCTAGATGATAAAGGAAAGTATGTAAAGTTTGCTAAACTTAATGATGCACTTTTGGAAGTCATAAAAGAGTGTGGAGAAATATCTGTTAGAAATGTATAAACTAAGACCATATCAAGAAAAACTAAGTAGTGAAGCGTGTTATTTATTAAGACGTTATAAGATAGCATACTTGGCTATGGAAGTTAGAACGGGAAAGAGTTTAACAGCACTTGAAGCAGCTAAAAAGTACGGAGCAAAAAATGTATTATTTCTAACTAAAAAGAAAGCTATCAGTAGTATTGAAAAAGATTATAATAACTTTAACTATCAGTTTGATTTAACAGTTATTAATGATGAATCGGTTCACAAAATAAATGACAATTTTGATTTAGTTATTCATGATGAACATCACCGCTTCGGGTCATTTCCTAAACCTAGCAAAGGAGCAAAAGAGTTTAAAAAGCGTTACAGTAATTTACCAATGATATTTCTATCAGGCACAATGTCTCCTGAAAGCTACTCGCAAATTTATCATCAGTTTTGGGTTAGTGATTTCACTCCATTTAAAGAGCAGACCTTTTATAAATGGGCAAAGAATTATGTAAACATTTCACAGCGTAACTTCGGATACGGTTTAGTTAATGATTACAGTAATGCTAACTATAATTTAATTAAACCTGTCATTAATCCTTATTTGCTAACCTTAACCCAAGAGGCTGCAGGATTTACAACAGACGTAAAAGAACACGTTTTAAAAGTAGATATGAAGCCCATTACTTATAATTTATGTAACACCTTAAAAAAAGACTTAGTAGTCCAAGGTAAAGAAAGAAATATAATAGCGGATAGTCCAGTCAAACTAATGCAGAAACTACACCAACTTTACTCAGGTACTATTAAATTCGAAGATGGAAGTAGTGCGGTAACGGATAAAAGCAAAGCGTTATTTATAAAGGAATACTTTAAGAATAAAAAGATAGCTATTTACTATAAATTTATAGCGGAAAAGAATTTACTTAAAGAAGTATTTGGAGATAGTTTAACTTTTAATCTGAATGAATTTAATACAACAGATAAAAACATAGCACTTCAATTTGTTTCTGGACGTGAAGGAATATCTTTAAAAAATGCTGATTACTTAGTAGCTTATAACATAGACTTTTCAGCAACAACCTATTTCCAATTCAAGGATCGATTGACCACAAAAGATAGAACGGAAAATGACCTATATTGGATATTCTCAAAAGGAGGTATAGAAGAGAAGATTTATAAAGCCGTAAAGAAAAAAAAGAGTTACACTTTAAACTATTTCAAAAAAGATTATGCCTAGTAAATTTCAGCAAAAAGTAATTAAGAAGTTAAAATTTAAAGGGTGGACAGCTTTGTCAGTTGTAAAACTTTCTCATAATGGCTATCCTGACTTATTAGCATTGAAGAACGGCAAGGTGCTATGGATAGAATGTAAAGAGGGTAAAGATACTTTGAAGCCTTTACAAAAAGTAAGAATTGATGAGTTGAAAATTAACGGATTTAGAGCGTATTGTCTCCATGATAAAAAAGGAATAATTTATCCCAATTTCAAAAAAGAATAAAAAACTTGCTTGAAATTTAAAAAAGTTTATTATATTTGTACCATACAAACAAACAAAAAACAAATATTATGACACAGTATCAAGAAATATTAAAAAATTTAAACATTGGTAAATGCGAATACGGTAATGAAAAAACTGGAGTTTGTTATTCGTTAGGTGCAGTTAAAATGAAAATTGACACTAACGGGGATTTTAAATTTTTCGATACGCTAGAACAAATGGCTAGAAGCATTAATAAATTTTTAAAAACGGGATATTAATTACAAACAATATGAAACAAGTATTTAAAGACCTGAAACAAATTACAGGCATTAGAAATGACCAGTTAGCCAAGCAGCTAAGGATGAGCGAAACAACTCTATCTCACTCAAAAAATCATTTTGACCTTGACTTAATGCTTCGAGTAGCAAAAGCAAGCGAGTGCATACTATCAAATGAGAGGTTCAACATGACTGAGCTAACTCGAATTAACCGCACAATGGAAAAATGCGCAAGGCTCAAAGAAGGAGCGCGTATAGTTGACGAGATAGCGACTATTTTAAATTTAGAGCAAGTAGAGTGGAGGTTCACTCATCTACCAACGGGTAAAGTATTAATTTTTAAAATAAAGTAAGATGAAAGAATTGTATAAAAACTTAGCGAGCTTTAATTATGAAGTTCCAGTAATATTAAAAAACAGCCAAGGGTACGGTTATAAATTTGCTGACCTTTCGGAGATATTTTCAGTAATTAAGCCACTAATGAAAAAGCATAATCTAGGCTTTACGCAATTAATAATTGACGGAAACTTAGAGACTGTTGTTTTTGAAGTGAAAAGCGGAGAGAGCATAAAAAGCGTAATACCTATCCCCGAAGGCGCACAGCTAAAAGGACAAAATGAGTTCCAAACATTAGGGAGCGCAATAACGTATTTAAGACGTTACTCAATAAGCTCAATATTAGGACTTGTAACAGATGCGGATACAGATGCAGGAGGCGAGCAAGTGAAGAAGGCAAATCCAAAAAAGCAGCCTTTAACATCTGAACGATTCGCAAAGGCATTAGATGCGCTTGCAAATAACAAAATCAAGAAAGAGGACATAACAAAGTATGACCTAACAGCGGAGCAAGCAAAGCAGCTTGATGAATTTATTAAATTACTGAACAATGAGTGATTTAATAGTAAGAGCCAGTGAGGTTAAGAACTTAATGGTACTACCTCGATCAAAAAAAGAGACATTATCAGAAACTACTAAGACGTGGTTAAAGACAAAAGCTAAAGAACAGTTTTACAGCTACAAAAGTTTTAAGGGTAATAAATATACTCAAAAAGGCAATATGTGCGAGACTGAAGCTACTGAGCTACTTAGTGAGTACTTATACCTTAACCCTACAAAGCTAACTCAAAACAAAGAGCGAGTAACACACAAAGGATTTTCAGGAGAGTGCGACGTAATCGACAACGATTTGATTATAGATACTAAATGCCCATGGTCAATAGATACCTTTCCAGCATTTACAGAAGATGCAGATAAGGAGATGAAGAAAGCAGGATATGACTGGCAACAAAAAGTATATCTTAGGCTATTCCAAAAGGAACGGGCGCAGATAGCTTATGTTCTTGTCAACACTCCTGATGAGTTACTTACTGACTGGGATGATAGAGAGTTACACAACTTTAACAACCTAACAGTAGGACAGTCAATAACGCTATCTAGTGAGATAGTATTGACAGATAAAGATATTGAGCTAATGGATAGCCAGTACGCACTAGCAAACAAGTATTATAAACAGCTCATGGAAGAGCTACAAAACAAATAACAATGGCAAAAGTAAACTATGTCGGAAGCGGCA